CCGAGTGGGCTAGGACAAGGATATCACGTTGGTTGCGGTAGCTCTTTTGCAAAACATGGTCATTTGTATCGGCACCTTCGGGCAAGGCTCTCGCCAAAGAAATTCGGGGTTGGCCGTCAGTATCATTCCCAAAGAGAACATCCGGAGCGCGAACAGTTACGTCAAAGATATTCTGAAGTTCATCATAAGCCCAAACAATTTGTTTTTCATCTCTACCACCCTTGGCCAAGAAAAAGCAGAGATGATAGAAATAATCGGGGAAATCCTGTCCTTCATCAATCAAAATTAAATCGTAGAATGGTTTAACTTTCCCAGACGCAACCAAATTCTCGCACACAAATCCGAAGGGGTCTTTCTGCCCTTTTGCTTGTCCAAAACTAATCGGGGAAACACTGCTTCGGTTGCAGGCATCTCGGTACACTCCAGGAAGGTTTTGCCGGCCCCACCCGTGTCTGACGTGAATCTTGTCCCAATTAGGTTCACCTTCAGCGAAATGCCGGTAAAATCGGACAACAAGGCGCTCAATAGTATCTTTTAAGCTCCTAGTGTAATAGGTGATCAGTATTCTTGCACTTGGGTCGTGGGCATGGGTGAGTGCAGCTTTCATCGCTAATATGATGGTTTTCCCAGTGCCAGCTAGACCCCTTATTCTTTGCGGGCCCGGCAAAGCAGTCATTGCGACGCTCCGCTGCCTTGCATCGAAATTGGCAATGACCTCTTCTAGCTCAGAGTACGCGAAGCCTAAATCTTGAGCGTCTTTATCTGTCAAGTCTCGCGGTTTTGGCCGTGAGAGAGCTTTGGCACCCTCAAGAATTGATCGAACCTCGTCAAGCTGGGCCTGTGTCAAGGGTCTAGCATCCACCGAGCTTAACAATTCTACTAATTCATCTTCACTCGATAGAACCGTCGCCTCTTCACTATCAAGGTCTAATTCAGAATTTGGTGCGAACAGTATCGGTTCGATATCGACAACCAATCGCCGCATTTTTCGTAGCGCTATGCTCTTCGTCAATTGAGCTTCAACCAGCCCAAACAGTTCGGATACTTCGTCATATTTGCGACGAACTATCGTTTCATCACCCGAAGCCGTGAACGCAACAAGCTTCAGCCCACCATCTTGGGTCAAAAAGGCAATGTCACCAGAGCGAAGAACATCATCATAGTTTTTTAGTTGCGGCCATCCATAATAGAGCACGCCCTCGCGCGCACCATTCCGCTGGCGTACGCGCCTCAGTATGCTCTCAAGCTGCGGCTTAGTTGAGAGATCAGTCAGGGCGGGAATAAATGCGATAGCCATATTGTACCTTACAGAGTTGTGAGCGTACGCTAGCCCGACCTGGGGGCAACCAAAAGCACCATTTTTCATGCGGGCCCCGGCGGTCCGCTTTGATGATCCGCGCACAGATCAGCTGCATTGCAGCGAATGTCGGCTAACCGCCCTCTACGTCGGTGGTGCTGCGACCGAGAAGGAACCCCAAGCCCGCGCAGCGAACGGCCGAAAGTCAGAATGGGCAACGCTCGCTAACTCATCCCAGTCACCAAGGTCGCAACAGTTTCGATAGCATCGGTCTCGGCGCGCGAGGGGTAAATGGGTAGATCTCAACAATGAAGAAGTTTCCCGAACATTCCCAATAGCTTGCCCCACCTCGTCATGCGAATCTTCCCGCATGCGCAACCTGCTCCATCGCCTGTTCGGTCGCCCTGGCACCCGTGCGTTTGACGCTGCGGGTGGCGGTCGGCGTTGGGAGGGGGCGCGTACGGTTGATGGGCTGAACACGGCGATTCTCGCGGGCGCAACCACGGCGGCGCGGCGCGCGGGGTGGTATGCCCGCAATAACCCGTGGGTCGCAGCGGCGGTGGACAGCCTCGTGGGCAATGTCGTCGGTGCGGGGATCAAGCCGCAATCGACCCATCCTGACCGGGCGGTGCGTGAACGGCTGCAGGTGCTCTGGTTGCGCTGGACCGATCATGCGGATCCCGGTGGGCTTGCCGACTTCTATGGGCTGCAGGCCATGGCGGTGCGCGCGATGGTCGAGGGCGGCGAGAGTTTCGCACGGCTGCGGGTTGTGCCTGTTGCGTCTGGCGTTCCGCTGCATATCGAGCTGCTGGACCGCGATCAGGTGCCGCTGGACCTGCACCGTGATATTGGCGCTGGTGCACGCATCCGGGCGGGAATCGAGTTCAATGGCGCTGGGCAGCGCACTGCGTATTGGGTGTCGCGTGACCGGCCAGGGGATCCGTTGGCGTCGCTGCGGCTGGAACCGCTGCGCATTCCCGCCACCGATTGCCTGCATCTGTTCAAGCCGCTCTCAGCAGGCCAGTTGCGCGGGATCACCTGGCTGGCACCGGTGTTGTTGCGCCTGCACGAGTTGGACCAGTTCGAGGACGCGGCCTTGGTTAAGGCCAAGGTGGCTGCGCTATTCACCGGCTTCATCACTGATCCCGACGGCACGGCGGGCGGTCTGACGGGGAACAATACCAACGGCGCGCTGACCGTGGGCATGGAACCTGGCAGCCTGATCCCTCTGCCGCCCGGCACAGACATCCGCTTTTCCAACCCTACCGAGACCGATGCCTACGGACCCTTCGTGAAAAACCACCTCCGCGCCGTCGCTGCTGGCATGGGCCTGCCATACGAGCTGGTCTCGGGCGATCTGGAGGGCGTGACCTATTCCTCGATCCGCGCCGGGCTGATCGAGTTTCGCCGCCGTGTCGAGCAGTTGCAGCACAACGTCGTCGTGCATCTGTTCTGCCGCCCGGTCTGGGAACGCTTCGTGCGGCTGGCAGTGCTGTCGGGCGATCTGCCCGTGCGGGACTTCGACCGCGATCCTGCCGCGTATCTCGCCTGCGAATGGCTGCCGCCCAAGTTCGATTACGTCGATCCGAAGAAGGATGTGGAGGCCGAGATACTCGCCATCAACGCCGGTCTCAAAAGCCGTCGTCAGGCGATTTCCGAACGCGGTTACGACGCCGAACAGGTTGATGCCGAGATCGCCGCAGACAAGGCACGCACCGACGCACTGGGCCTTGCCTTCGGTACCACACCGGCTGTCGCCAAGGGGGACATTCCAAATGGCTGACACGACAGAACGGCTGACCCGTCGCGCCGATCTGGCCCCTGCCAGTGCCGATCGCGACGCCCGCACCGTAGAGGTGATCTGGACCACCGGAGCACCCGTGCACCGCCGCGATATGGCTGGGCAATACACCGAACGCCTTAGCCTGGCACCCGAAGCGGTGGACCTCTCGCGACTGCAAGGGGCCAGCGTGCTGGATGCGCATCGGCAATCCGCCGTGCGCGATGTGCTGGGCAGCGTGCAATCCGCCGCCGTCGATGGCCAGCGTGGCACTGCTCTGATCCGGTTTTCCGCACGACCCGAGGTTGAACCGCTATGGCAGGACGTTCTGTCGGGCATTCTGCGTCATGTCTCGGTCGGCTATTCGGTCGAGGATTGGGCCGAGACGACCGAGAACGGCGCGCGCGTGCTGACCGCCACCCGCTGGACCCCGCACGAAATTTCCCTTGTCCCCACACCGGCTGATCCCGGTGCCCGCATCCGCATGGAGACCGATATGCCTGAGACCACGACCACTGCTGCACCTGAGTTGCAGACCCGCGCCACGATCAACATCGAGATCCGCTCCATCGCCCGCATTGCCGGGCTTGACCAGTCTTGGATCGACGGCCAGATCGACGCCGCAGCCGATGCCGACACAGCCCGCCGTGCGGCCTTCGAGGCGCTGGGCAGCCGCAGCGCGCCAACGATCCGCACCGAACAGGTGCGCGTCGAAATCGGCGACAGCCAGGACGATCCAACGCTGCGTGCGCGGCAGATGGGGGAGGCGCTCTATGCAAGGATCAACCCACGTCACCAGTTGTCAGATCCGGCCCGACGCTATGCCTATGCCACGCCCGTCGATATGGCCAAGGAACTGCTGACCCTGCGAGGTGAGTCCACCATGGCGCTGTCACCCGCCAGCCTCGTGACGCGCGCCCTGCATACCACATCGGATTTTCCGATCATCCTTGGTGACACGGTTGGCCGCGTTTTGCGCGACGCCTATCAGGCAGCGCCTTCTGGCATCCGCCGTCTTGGCCGCCAAACCACCGCCCGGGATTTCCGGTCCGTGAACAAGATCATGCTGGGCGAGGCCCCGCTGCTGGAAAAACTGAACGAGCACGGCGAGATCAAGGCAGGAACCATGGCCGAGGCGCGCGAGGCCTACAAGATCGAGACATGGGCGCGCAAGATCGGCATCACCCGGCAGGTGCTGGTCAACGACGATATCGGAGCCTTTTCCGACCTCGCCCGCCGCATGGGCCAAGGGGCAGCAGAAACCGAAGCGCGGATCCTCGTCACCCTGCTGGAGGCAAACAGTGGCAATGGGCCGACCCTCACGGACACCAAGGCGCTGTTCCATGCTGACCATGGCAATAAAGCAGGCAGCGGCGCTGTGATTTCCGATGCCACCCTGTCCGCTGCCCGGCTGGCGCTGCGCACCCAGAAAGGCGTTGAGGACCGCACCATCCGGGTAACGCCAAAGCATCTGCTGGTTCCGCCTGCGCTGGAGACGGTCGCGGAGAAGTGGTTGGCAACCATTGCGCCCGCCACCGCCGCCGATGTGAACCCATTCTCTGGATCGCTGTCACTGGTGGTGGAACCGCGCCTGTCCAGCGCAACCCGCTGGTATGTCACTGCCGATCCCGGCGAAATCGACGGTCTGGAGTTCGCCTATCTCTCAGGCAACGAGGGGCCCCAGGTCGAAAGCCGGTCGGGCTGGGATGTGGACGGCGTGGAAATTCGCGTCATCCTCGATTTCGGCGCTGGCTTCATCGACCACCGTGGCTGGTTCCAGAACGCCGGGGCGTAAGCATGGCAGACATCGCCCAACTCACAGCCTGGCGCGACGCCCTGATGGCTGCCCGCTATCAGGGCATCCGCACCGTCGAATACGACGGCAAGCGCATCACCTATGCCACCGATGCGGAAATGGCAGCGGCGCTGGGCGACCTCAACCGCCAGATCACCGGCACCACTGCACGCATTGCCGTGGTCCGCATCCAATCCTCGAAAGGGCTCTGACCATGAAAAACTTCATCCAGAATGGGCACGTCATCACCGTGCTTACACCTGCGGGCGGCATCGCCTCTGGCGAGGGGATGATCATCGGCAACATCTTCGGCATCGCCGCCTACTCGGCCGCCGTGGGCGATCCGGTCGAACTGGCAACTACCGGCGTCTATCAGCTGCCGAAGGCAACCGCTGCGGTTCTGACGGTCGGCGCACTCGTGACGTGGGACAACACGGCCAAGAACATCAACGTGCCGGGCACTGGACGCTTCCCCGTGGGCATTGCGACCGAAGCCGCCGGGAATGGCACGACCAGCGTCACGGTGCGGCTGGATGGCGTGGGGACTGCCGCAGCATGATGGAGCGAGATGTCCGCGCCGTGCTGAATGGCCTCACCCTGCTGGTCGAGGACACGAAGGGGGCGAGCCAGCTTCAGGCAATGCGCAACTATGCGGCTGTCATAACCCTGTGCGCCGACCTCCGGAGGTCGGCTGCCGAGTATAACGGGACTTGGAACATTACCATGATCATCGGTGATGTGGAAAACCATATGGCCGCAGCCGCTGGGGTATTCCCCACATGGAATCTGCCAACGGATCATCACCTCGCAGGCGCGCGCGCCGCCATCAGCAAGCTGGCCATGCCGACGTGCTTCGGCCAGTAGGCAGGCAACCTGTTTCGTCAAAGGAACATCGCGCGAACATCCGGCCATTCCTGTGTCGCATGGGTGTTGCACGGAAGAAATAGGAACGGTTGTAAGCCTTTGGAATCGCAAAGAAACGTATTGTTCTGTGTTGCAAACGCAAAAAGCGCCCCGTGGGGCGCCCTACTATAGCCTAAGCCATTGATATCTTGTTAGTTTTTTTGGTTGCGGGAGTAGGATTTGAACCTACGACCTTCAGGTTATGAGCCTGATGTGCTAATTTGGACGACAGCAAACTAAGCCCAAACCCAAGACGTAGGTTGCCACGCAGATCAGATAGCTTTTACCACTTCTATGGCACTGACAAATAGCCACTCCCCCACTTGACTATACTCCCGCCGGAAGCATCCGATATTTCAGCGTTCGGTAAGGTCCAGATGAATTCCCGCCCTTGAGCGTACCGTCAGATGCGCCACCGGAACGGGAATTCTGTCCGGCACTGCAGAAACCGACCAGCGTGCCAGCAGTGTTGCCAGTAAAAGCGGTCCTTCGACCATCGCGAACCCGGCACCGGGGCAGACGCGCGCGCCGCTTGAAAACGGCAGATAGGCCTCGCGCAGGCACTGACGCCCATTTTCCGTGGCAAATCGCTCGGGGTCGAACCCGTCGGGATTGTCCCACAACCGCGTATGACGATGCAGGTGCCAGGGGCTGATCACCACCTGCGCCCCCTTGGGCGCGGCCCGGTCGCGCAGGGTTTCTTCCCTCAGGGTTTCACGCACCATCATCGGCACCGGGGGAAAGAGACGCAGCGCCTCGCGAAACACGTCGCGGGTGTACCTGAGCGCCGACAGACGGGAAAATTGGGGATCGGCCATGAAATTCTGCGCCTCTTCCGCCACCCGGGCCTGTGCCTCGGGGTTGGTGGCGAGCAGGTACAGCGCCCAGGCCAGCGCCGAAGCGCTGGTTTCATGGCCCGCAAGGAAAAAGATCGCCACCTGATCGACCATTTCCCCGGTCGAGAACCGTTCTCCGGTTTCAGGATCTGCCGTCGTCATGATCTTGGTCGCCAGATCGTCCGGGGCCGTTCCTGCGGTGATTTCGGCCTGCCGGGCCGCCGTAAGATCGGTGATCAGAGCCCGGATATCGCGCGCCGTGACGCGGGTGGCACGACGGTGAAACCTCGGTACCCAAGCGGGAACCGGAACAAAAGCCGCCAGATTCAAGATTGGTTGCGTCCGCTGATAAGTGCGGAATTTTTCAAACACCTCGGCCGCGACCTGATGTTCGATCGGGATCGAAAACAACGTGCGAAAGATTACATCGGCGGCGGTGTGACTGGTTTCGGGTTCGATATCCTGCACACCTGGGCGCAACCGTTCTGCCGCCGCCTGCCCTGCAGCCAGCATCGCCGGGAACGTGCCGCGCAACCGCCCGCCCTCAAACGCCGGGTCGATGATCCGGCGCTGCCGCTTCCACGCCTCGCCATTGGTCAGAAACACCGAATTGCCAAGCAGCGGGCGCAACCCCTCGCCCACCCGGTCAGATTTCGGGAAATCCATCGGGCGCGTTTTCAGGACTTCGTTCAACAACTTCGGATCATTCACCAGAAAGCTGCGAAAGAATGGTGTGCGAAATTCGGCCATCCAGGCGCGGTAAAGCCGTGCGGGTTGGGCCGACAGGATATCCTGCCGGAACAGCCGCAGATATCGCCACAACGATACCTTATCGGGGCGGGCCTCGGGTTTGGGCGGGGTCATGCGGCCATTGAGGTGTGACAGGAGGCAGCGATATCGATGCGCGAATTGCTTTGCTTGCGGCCCGCATACCGCTGACCAAGCGTCATCGGTCCCGCCGTGATCAGGAAATAATCATAGTCACGCGGCCGGTCGAAGGCGCAGAGATATTGGAAATGCAGTCGGAAAAAGCGCCAGCGCAGCGCCTTCCACGTCTCATCGCTCAGGCTTTGGGTGAAGGCCGCGGAAAACAC